CTTTCTGTTAAGCACTTAGTTGGTCTGTCCGTCGGCTTAGCCGCCAGACTCACCAACGAGGCCGCGAACAATGACAAGACCATACATATCAGGTCGAACCATTTTCTTGGCATAACGGGTCATAACGCCTTTCCGCGGCACGAAGTCTTCCGTACCAAAGATGGTAGGCGTGACTTGCAATGGCACGTAAGGAGCGTATACATAACCGCTCTCAAGGAAGCTGTTGCCCTTACGACCCACCAGAATCAAATTCCGTGGGAAATACGGGTCAACATACACATCATAACGCTTGCTAATAGAACCAACATTCTGGGTTCCAGCGATGCCTTTGTTGTCGTCTACCGACACATTGGCACGGAATCCGCTAGTGAACTCAAGAACGTTAGCTACCTCGGGTGACGTAACCATAAAGTTGGCTCCGCCGCGAAGCGTTTTGCGGTGGATACGAGCAGATACGTCGTTTACCGTTTCGATGAGGGTTTCATACCACTCCGAAACTGTACCCGTGAAGTCTGGAGCTGCTGAGCTGGCCCCCACTTCAACGCCTGTTTCGCGATTCAAGAACATACCGGGCGATCGGGACCAAAACAGCTTTCCACCGGTGGCTCCGACAACCAAGTCCTCAACGATTTCACGATCAATCTCAAGAGCGATTTGCTCGGAGAGAATGGACGTAAGCTCAACCTCTGCGTCGAGGTTGTGATAAGCGTTAAGATCTTGGCCCAATTCGGGTGTCCACTTGGCTTTCAACTTTTTAGTCATCGCTGTGACGGACACGGAATCGACTTTGAGGTTAATTTCGGGAATTTCCGTATTATCCTCCAAGCCCCATTGCGTGGTTCCCACAACAGCCCCGATGGCTTGACCACCGGCTGCCGTGAAATTATCCGTCTCGGCGTATTGATACTCGGTCGCGGAACCAGTTGCAGTGAACGCGACCGCGCCCATTGAGCCTGTTTGTGCCACCAGAAGCACACGAACGGCTGGTGTCTCGGTTGTTTCTAGCACACCGGCCGAGGTACCGCTAAGAGCATTCAAGCGCCGAACCATCACAACATCGTTGAGCGGGTCCGAAGAATCCGTAATTCCCCATGCGGTTAGATCATCGTAATTCGGATTCTCTGCGCCGGCATCTCCGAAGACAATATCAACAGCTGCCCAGGTCGAGCCCGACGTCAAATCGGGATCATACTTAAGAATAAGCTGGTTGATTTGGGCCGCTGTCCAGCCATTGTTGCCCCAGCTGTCCGAGCCGGCCGCCTCAGCGGTGTCCACCTGGCCACCGTCGGCAACCGTACCCGTCATGCTGACGGCAATGCTACCGCCCGTGGGCCCAGCATTACCTGCGAACGCACCCGTCGGTGACGAATAACCGTTCACTAGATTATAAAACTGTCCTGCGCTAGTGCCTTCAGCACCAGAGAGATCCACACCGCCTGTGATTTGTGCGGCTACTCTTCAACCACCATACAGCGATTCCCCAGCGTCCAAACCTAAGCGGCTATTGCCAAAGGTAAAGTCCAGGAAGAAGATGAGGCCCGAGGGCAAACTCATTGGTTGAACAGAAAAGAGTTCGTTGGCGATCAACGAACCGAATACACGGCGAACGATGGGAAACGCGACGGCTGCAAAGCCCTCCACGTCACCAGCGGCCATGGTAGATGCAGCTTCACGAAGAAGCTCTTTGGCTTGGTTCTCCAAAAGGCGAGCCATGCCGTTTTTGGTACTGTCAGATTGAATACCTTCCAGAAGTCCCGTTTGCTCCCACTTAGAGAGCAGTGCCGCACCTTCATGGCGCATGTCGCGATTAACGATACCTTCTGTCAATTTCTCTAAAATAGACATTTTCTTTCTCCTTTATATAAGTTATTTTACTCTGTAGGGATGCCTGCGAGGGTACGCATGCGATCCGCAAAAGAGCTATCTTTTTTAGTTTCCTCATTACGAGGGATAATGGCTGAAGAACTTCTAGTGACCACTTCGTTCAGTGATTCTGGTCGTTTTCGTTTAGACATTGACCCCTCTGCACTCTGAAGAGTTTCAAAAACAATTCTTGCT